AGCGTATGCGAGTTATCGCAGCTAATGTTGATCCCGTATTACCTGAAAAACCTTTGAATAAGGGGGAAGTAAAACAGTATATCCCACCTAAAATTCAATTTAAGAAGTGTGGTAATATTTCTGCTGTTATGGAAAAATGGGTTGAAAAGCACAATGGCAAACTGCTTGAAGAACGTAAGGTTGAGTTGTATGGTAATGTTTATGATCTACCCCTGAGTGAAGAACCTATTATCTCAACAGGGAAGGCAACCGTTGATGATGGAGAGCACATTAAATGGTACTTGCTGTCTATGAAATGGAATCCAAGTCAGTACAAAGAGCGTGACTTGACAGTTGACGCGAAGAAAAAGAAGCGAACTAAAGAAGACTTCTTGAAAACAGTTGATCGCTATGTTGAACAAACACTTACAGGGCCTTTTAAAGAGTGGCGACTGAAGCTCTTGGAAGTACGTGAGACCGAACTTAAGTCTTGGCTCTTAGCTAAGGACGCAGGGAAGCCTATTCGTGTTCCAACAGCACCCACACTTACAGTTGGTGTTGAAAAAGAAATCTGCCCTAATCTTTTAGCAATGGCACATAAATTCCCATTTGCTAGAGATGTCGTGGAATACTATACTTATAAACATCGTAAGAACTCCATTGCAGGTGGCTTGGATGAAGATGGTGAACCTACAAGCGGCTTTCTGGTGCAAATGCGGGATGATGGACGTATTCCAACACCAGCAAATACTAACGGCACTAATACCGGAAGATACACCCATCGTGGTGTTTGCAATATCGCGAGGGTAACAAGCCTGTATGGACATGAAATGCGGAGTCTTTTTGGTGTAGATCGTGCAGCAAATCAAGTTCAGATGGGCTTTGACTTCTCAAGTCTAGAGGCACTTTGTAACGCACATTTTGTACTGAAAAAGAAGCCTACAGGTGATTTGGTATATCGGCATGGAGACGAGCTTGCAAAGACTCTGGTGTCTGAAAAACCCAACGATATCCATAGTGTCAACGCAAGAAAGATGGGTATTGACCGCTCTACTGCAAAGACTCTAGGATATTCCTTGATGTATGGTGCTCAAGCTGCTAAGATTTCCAAGAGCATGAGTATTCCAATGGGACGAGCAAAGCAATTGTTCGAAGATTACTGGGCTGCTGTACCGGCTCTCAAGCAATTGAAAGACGCTCTTCAGAAGCACTGGGAAAGTAATAATAAGAAATTTGTTCAGGGGATTGATGGGCGTAAGGTGTATACTCGTTCTGCGCATAGCTGCATTAATGCAATTTTTCAAAATTGCGGTAGCCTTGCAGCAAAATATACGTTAGTATATATCCACCAAGAACTTGAGCGCTTGGATTTGTGGGGGAATGTGTTTGATCGGGATTTGCACAACAAGCCTTCGATTCAACAGATGATTGCCTACCACGATGAGGCACAATTTAGCTTGCATAAGAGTTTGGTTTCGTTTAAAGTATTCAAATCAGAGGATGAAGCAAAAGCTGTGGTGACAAAAGATTCAAGCACTGTTGGGCACATTGGGGAAAACTATTTTGTTGCATTTAGTCCTATGTCTCAAGTGATTAAGGACTCAATCAGCCAGACTGAGCAGCTTCTTAAGCTCAACGTAAACCTTGGTTTTGAGTGGGCTTGTGGTTCTACTTGGTCCGAGTGCCATTGAGATTCACTAAACCAAAAATATCGCTTGTAATGTCTGAATAAACGTGTCAGAATAGATGTATCAAAATAAATGAGGAGAGAAAGATGAAATACGCAATGATTGGACTGTTCGCAATCTTCTTGACAGGCTGTTCTGATCCAGATGTGGCTACAAAAGCACTGAAAGGTGCAGGATACTCGGATATCAAGATTACTGGATTTGATATGTGGGCTTGTGGTAAGGATGATACATATTCCACAGGATTTACAGCAAAAGGTCCAACAGGTATTGAAGTAAGCGGAGCAGTGTGTTCTGGTCTGTTGTTTAAAAATGCAACTATTCGTTCTAACTGAGGAGAAATAAAATGAAAACTATCTACACCTACCTGATTGCAGATGACAGCAATGTATACGCTGAAGCATCTACGCGAGAATCTGCACGACAGTATCTCAAGGAAGTGAAAGCAACTGGTAATAAATCTGTGAAAATCTTTCGTGAAGAATATGTACGACTTTCGTTTACACAGGTGCGATAAGAAACATGGGTAAAATTACAGTAAAAACAAAAGAAAGTGCTGGACAAGTGTGTTACGAAACTGAGACAATCTACGAAAGCTCTGAAGATTACTTCTTTATTGAGGAAGAGAAACGATCAGCTTTGAGCAAGAATATTCAAAGTTTTGTTGGTGGAATGTACCCTGACGGGTATAATGAAGAACCAGAGCCGATGGTTGCTGATGTAGTGGTGACTAAGAAAGCTAAAGAAACAAAACACTAAAAGAATTTGTCTTAACAGACAGATATACCTCACAATATTGTGAACAAAACTATACACAATTAAATAGAGAAAATTAAATGACTACTAGCGTTATCGTAAAGCAGTTGCCAAAATCCGGTACTCTGGAAACCTTCAACGTTTATGTACTGAATGCTCCTGTGTTCTATGCTGCTGTACATACCCCGAAGACCAAGTACCAATCGACTGACAAAGAGTTTAGTCTGACAGCGTTTGTGGATGAGGCAACTAAGGACAAACTGCTTGATGAAGTGATGTTGAACAAGGGTTTTGCTCTCGTAGGCAAGGACAAGACTACCAAGCCACCTCGTCGGATTAAATATCCGTTGTCTAAGGATGTTGATGAAGGTAAGACCAACTACGATGTTGTAGAAGGTATGTACGGTTTTGGTCTGGCTAAGCCTGAGTTTAGTAAGAAAGGGAACGCTATGAGTGTCAACGTTATTGACAAAGAAGGTCAGGCGTTTACTCAGGACATTGGGAATGGTAGTGTCTGCACTCTGAAACTGTTCGGATACCGAAATCCCGAAGGTCAGCTCACTGTAACTCTGGATACTGTTCAAGTGGTTGAGCACGTTCCATATGAAAGTAAAGGTGGTGATGGTAATGTTGTGGACGATGTACTTGGTACTTATGCAGTGAAGAAAGTTGAGGCTAAAGCAGAGGAGAAGGAAGAAGCTCCAGCACCGAAGCCTAAAGCTGCTCCACAACCTGAACCAGAAGACGAAGACCTTGAAAATCTTCCTTTCTAGGATTAACTTTGAGCAAGGATGCTCATTTATTCAAGGAGAACACCGTGGGTGGTGAATATTATGATTAAATATTATGCAGACCTTAC